AATAGGTAATATAGAATCTTCTATATGGATGTAATTTTTAATACTCATAAGAGTATTTATATAATATTTTTATGGTAAACGCAAAATGTTATATGCAGTTATTCCTTCATCTGTTAAAACTTTACTTAAACTACCTTCTTTAGGATAGTCAGCGCTATTTGTAGATGGAGTATAAGCAAGTAGAGCATCTTTGTAAGCTTGCCATTGTGTATCTGTATTATTAGTTAAATACTGATTTATTCTTGAAAGATCCGCCTCAATTGTTCTATTCATTTGATCAGCATTATTAAATCCTGATTTTCTTGGAAGAGGTGTTCTAATTGTATCATCAGCAGTAGTTCCATCAGTACACTCTGTTTCTACTACTTCATCATCAACAAGTGTATAACGATGACTTTCATAATCACACTTATTAAATTGATCTGCAGTTATTTCTTTTTCTACAAGATTTTCACCAACACAAACATTTAATATTTTTGTTTTTTCAGAATCATCTTTAGCAATTCTAAATAATTCATTATCTCTAAAAAATAAATAAGCCATTACTAAACCTCACTCTCAAATATAATTATTCTTCCAGGTCTTCCCGGTTGTCCGCCACCATTATTTCTACCACCACCGCCACCTGTAGTGTTTGCACCCATATCGGATATTGCAGATGACCAACCAGGGGTAAGTGCTGGATTTATTAATATATAGCCGTCAATATTGTTTTCACTTGGCCCTGCTGACCAAGAATTTAAAGGATTTGTAAAAGGACCTGAATTACCACCTCTGTTTCCGTTAGGACTAAAAGGTGTAAAATCGTAATACATATTTCCTGTACTTCCTTTATTACCATCAGAGGGACCCGTTCTGTTTCCGCCTCCGCCTCCGTTGGCGTTGTAACTAGATAAAGAAGTGTTTCCACCACCGCCACCTGATGAACCGTTACCTGGAGGGCCCGCGTTTCCACCACCTCCTACAGTATAAGGTGAATTATAAGGTGCTGATACAGGAATAGTTACGAAACCAAAACCACCAGATCCGCCTCCACGTCCTGTGAAGTTATCTCCAGATCCAGCTCCTCCACCGCCACCACCGCCTAAGTACATAGCAAGTGTGTTTGTTGTAGTTTTTGCAGCGAAGTTTCCGCTTGTAGGTCCTGTAAATGTTTGTGTTAAGTCTGCAAAAAGAGTTGAGCCAGAACTTCCTGCTGCAGCAGCAGTAATTCTACCTTGTGCGTCCACAGTAATAGTTGCAGTTGCGTATTCACCTGGAGTTACTGCAGTATTTGCTAATTGATCTGGACCAACAGCATCATTAGCTATTTTTGCTTGAGTAACTTGAAGTGCACTAATTTTCGCACTTGTAATTGCGTTGTCAGCAATTTTCGCTGTAGTCACGTTTAAATTTGAAATTTTTGCTGTAGTCACTGCGTTGTCAGAAAGTTTTGCAGTAGAGATTGCAGCGTCATCAATTTGAGCTGTAGCAATTGTTCCACCTAAAGTGTTCAATGCTATTTCATTTAAATTTGTTCCATCAGAATAAGCAGCAACGACTGCAGCTTCACCTGCAGTGAAACCTGTTCCACTTACAGTTTTGATTGTTAAGTTTGTTACACCTGTTACAGCAGATAAATCAATAATGTAAAATTTTTCAATTCCATCTGGAATAGTTACAGTTGATGCAGTTGTTAAAGTTCCAGTGAACTTTAAAACCATGTTTCTTGCATTTGATTCTGCAGCATCAGACATTGCAAGAGCAACTGTGCCACCATCAGAAAGTGCAATTGATTCAAAACCTGCAATTGCTTGTTGAATTAAGTCTAAATTGTTATTTGTTTTTTGACCCCATGTACCAGCGTTTTCGCCAGTAACCATTAGTTCGAGTTTTAGATCTGTTGAGTAACTAGATGCCATAAATTTTGTCTCCTAAATAATTATAATTTTACCTTAATCATGCAGCTAAATCAACCTCTGACCAAACATTGTTTACACCAGGATCAATCTCATTCCACGAAGTAATATTAAGGCTGCCTGCCGTAGAAGTCAACTCTATGCCCGTAACGTCCACAACAGCAGTACCGAATGCTGTTACAGATCCTACATTAGCTGTTAATTGAATACCAGAAACACCGACTATTTGAGCAGGTATTTCTTCCGCTTCTCCAATACTAGTTGTAAGCTCTTGTCCTGTTGTAGGTTCGTTTGTAGATTGCTCTAAAGCAATAGTGCCAAGAGACATTGTAACCTCTGTTCCGGTTACCGGTACATCTTGTCTTGTACCACCGACTACTTGACCAATATTACTTGTTAATTCAATACCTGTTATATCTACAGTAGCTGTACCTGTAACATCTGCAATAGTTCCAATTTCAGCATCTAACTGATCTTCAGAAGCTAATACAAATATATCTTGGTCAATTTGAATTGAGAATGAAGGATTTGCATATGTGATTTGTAATGCATTTGGTGCAGTTACAGTTACTTCAACATCAGTAGTCGCAAGTACACCTTCAATGGATGATGTTAATTCAATACCCGTTCCTTCAGCAGGTATTACAGAATAATTTACACCCCAACCTAAGTTTCCAAAAGTATCTCTACCCCATCCAGCGCCAATTAAGAATGTTGGATCAACTGTTAATTGACCTGGAGTAGATGTTAATTGAGAACCTGTTATAGGCACTCCAATATCAACTACTTCTTCACCAATGAATAAATTTAATTCTTGACCTATAATAGATGCATCTGCATCTATAGAACCAATTGCTTCACCGCTAGTTGATGTTAGTTGTATTCCTGTTACATCTATACTTGAATCTATTGCAAAAGAAAGAGTGCCTATTGAGAATGTAGCTTGAATTCCTGTTGGGTTTGCAAAGGCTCCTGATAAATCACCCCAAGTATTTTCACCCCAAGTGTCACCACCCCAACCGATTTGTATTTCGGATGTAGCTGTGACTGAACCAATGGATGTAGTAGAACTAATACCTGATACGGTTGTACTTGAGTTACCTTGTAACCCAAACTCACCTATACCAAATTCTAGATCTCCCCATCCATTAGCCATATCATTTTAGTTCCTTAATTATGCAATTCTTAAGATTGCAGCGGAAGTTGTAAATCCAGGGAACTGAATTGTAAATGTCCCAGAAGTTGCAGTCTTGTCTCCACCGAAATCTAACACAGCAACTGCTTCAGTAGTGTTTGTTCCACCATCAGTTGTTGTATTGTAAATTAAAGCACCTTTAGCTGTTAGTGTAACACCAGTGAAAGATAAATCAGCGAAGCTAGTAATAGCAACACCAGATGATACTTTAACACCTTGGTTAACCAAAGCTTTACCACCTGCAGTGTAACCTGCTGGTGAAGATACTTCAGAAGTTGATGAATAGTTAGTAGTTGATGCACCGATAGTTGCAGCAGAAGTGTACATCGCTAATTTAAATGTATCTGCTCCACTATCAAAATCATGCTCGCCACCCATTAACTGTTTTTTAAATGAATTGCAAATTGCATTAGTTGTAATAGCCATAATTATTCTCCTTTAATTTTATGGTGATGGTGATGGAACCTTTATTCTAGGCACACCACTATCGTATTCTCCTCGTCTTCTTCTACCCATTTGTTGTAGAGCAAAAGCTTGTACTTCTTCATCATACTTGCTTTTATAAAGTGTGTAAAGATCTTGAGGACCTTTAAGATAAGAAAAAGCTTCAGTTAAGACACCATGTAACAACATTGTTTCTTGATAAGTTGACAAATATGTATTTGTTGAACTATTAAAGTGTGGTGGATCTTTAATGAAGTTGATTTGAATTGTGTAAGCTGAATCTGGTGTAGGTGCTACTAAGATATTAAAATCATCCCAATTAGCATAAAACTTAGGCTCACCTGTAGTACCTCCACTGTTATATTCAGATATAAAACTTGTATCTCTTCGCTCTAAAAAAGTCCTGTCAGAACCATTTATCATTTGTACTGATCTAATTATCATACAATCAGCAGGTAAACTGACATATCGGTTTCCAGATGTAAAAGTAGATGTAGAATATTTTCTTAAATCATCATAGTCTACTTGACCTGCAACATTAAGCTCTGTGGCTCTAATAAATTTATCAATAATAGAATTAGTTAATACATTAGAATCTACTTCGGTGTAATCTCTAACCTGTGTTAAAAAATCTGCATGTGTAATTGCCATTACGATATCTCCACTGTTGTTTTACCAACTATTGAAATAAGTTGTCTTTTTCTATTTTGTTCTGCACCATTATCAGGTTGCATTCCGGAAGAATCAAAAGAAAATTCTCCTGGTAAAGATAAATTAGTTGTAGTAAATCTAGCTCCTCCAGAAGTTAAATTAAAATCTTGAGGTCTTGCATTTCTTAATGCAATCGCATCTGCTTTAACTGTTTTTCTTCTTATTTGAGGATGTTTAGGTTCAAATTCGGATATGTGTACTAATGCACCTGTCCATTCTCTAACCATTTCTTGATATGGAAAAGCCATTCCAGAACGATCAGATATTGCATGTGATTTTTTACCTGTTGCGTATGACATTATACTCCATCTCCAAAGTAAGTTTGTGGTGAAATATATAAAGAAGTTCTAGAACCATCTTCATCTAAAGCTCTCTTCATCTCATCTTCGTAAGCTAATTTTAACATTTGTGTTCTATCTGCAGCTTTTAAAAACGATAAATAATAAGCTAAACCTGCTACCATACAAGGTAAAAATCTATAAGGTGCATCAGGAGTGTTTGTATATCCTCCAGCATCTTCAATTCTACCAATGTAGTAATATTTTAAATATGTGTAAGTAGATGCATCAGGTGTTTGATATAAATATATTTGTGGAGTAAGTTGTCTATCCACATAATACTGTGACGGTTGTCCTGTGGCACCTTTATTTGGTAAAGCTGCATAGTTAGATCTATCTGTTTTAGTTAAAGATACATCCGTTATCGACGGCCCCGTGCCAGCTCCTGTAGATATGTAAGCTTCTAATACATCACTACAATCATTTGGAGTTGCATATTGTTCTGTTCCTGATGTTAATACTTGTTCATAGTTTTTTACCTTCCATAAATGTAATCCTCTGTTACCCCATTCAGATAACAATAAATTTAAATTTCTTCTAGCTCTTTTTAAATCATAACCTGAGTCTGTAGATAGACCACATCTTTCATAT